GAATGATTCGTGACGCTGGCGACTGGTGGCTATCGAGCGACAACGTAGACCAGCGACGCTACCCGCGCAAGCTGTGCGGTGAGGGTGTGTTTTTGATTGGTGAGATTGTTCAGAAGCAGAGTGAGCGGATATGAGTCGTAACTAAATTTCTACAATCTAAAAATTAAGTAAGAAAAAAGATGTCTACTTAAATGGAATTAAGTCAGCTCAATAGTGGCATAGTGAACAATGAGTATTAAGTTTCACCCAGATCAAGGATCAATTCTAATATGTGACTTTGGAGGGCTGATTGAACCAGAAATGACAAAAAAACGCCCAGTTATTGTTGTTTCACCTAAATTTAAAGATCGTACTGGGCTTTGTACTATAGTTCCATTGAGCACCACTCCACCAAGACCAGTTAAGCCCTTTCACTATAAATTACAGACAAATCCACCGCTACCGTCTCCCTATGACAAAGAATTTCACTGGGTCAAAGGGGATATGCTGTACACCGTGTCTTTTGGCCGTCTATCACTGTTGTTTGATGGCAAAAATGATGAAGGCAAAAGGGTTTACGATACGAGATGTATAACCAATCAAGAACTTTTGTCTGTTCAGAATTGCATAAGAAATAGCCTTGGCCTTTAAGTTTGAGTTTGACAAAAAAACGCAATGTGCTAGTATTCAAATCGTACCTGCGCTGCTCAAGCATCAGGCTAAAGTCCATCTTCGGATGGCCTCTGCGCAAAGAGATTGCAATCTAGCGTAGTGACTTTCGGGCCTCACCTTGGTGAGGCCTTTGCTTTTGTATTTTCTATATAGCCCGCCCCGAGCGGGCTTTTTAACGCCCGTCATTAGCGCAAGGTACTATGGCTTTTAACAATCGGAGATGTGATGCTAATTAAGTTGTTGGCCATTGGTTTAGCTGCCCTGTTGGGCTTAGGCGGTTTTACCTACGTGAACTATGACGAATGGTTTAAATACCCAGCCTTACGCGGCTACGTTAGCAGTCAAATGAAAGACCCAGCCAGTACTAAGTTCAGAGGAGAAAGGATTAGTTCAAGCGGCTGGCTCTGCGGCGAAATGAACGCCAAGAATGGCTACGGCGCATACGACGGTTTTAAACGGTTCATATCTGCTTCACCAACAAGTGCTTATGTTGACGGGATAGGTTATGTCGGGATAGAAAAAGAGTCCTCAACAGCTGAAATTATTGATCGTTTGAAAGAGAGAAATCAAATATTGACTGACAAAAATGCCGAAAACGCAAAATATGGAAATTTAATTAAACATTCAACAAGAGAACTTGAAGAAATAGTTACATCTACTGTATTCAATCGTAGGTGGTCGGAAAGTTGCAATTAGTCAGAATGTCAACTGATTAAACGTAAGACAGCTCACACCATCTAATTTTTTAGCTACAGGAGAGGTTATGCGAGCAATAGTACTAGCGTGGAAAGTTTCAAAGCCATGGATGCGCATTACGGCAATCTTTTTGATGCTTCTCCTTATCAATGGACTGGTGGCTCTTTTTAATCCAACCCCTCCAAAGCCCGTAACTTTGCCAGTGAGTGCGGCGCCATACAAAAAAGACCCTGAATCTATTGGCTTAGATACTTGCCAAGAAGGGGTTTACAGCATTGCACAAAATCCTAGTTCTGTTTCGTTCTTCTTCTTCACGTCAACGCCAGTGTTTAAAAAACTTTATGACGGACGAATGGAGGTAATCTTAAAATTTTCAGCGAAAAATGCCTTTAATGCAGAATCAAATTATTTTGCTTATTGCATTGTTTCATCCGATGGAAAAACACTTTTAAAAATAAACGGCCTCCAAACTCGCTGATAAGAATCAGCCCTGTTCCCAACCGCCCGCTGAGGCGGTTTTTTTACGTCCGTTGATTGGCATTAGGGTTTTTAGGTAGATTTATTTTTATATAAATGTAGCAATTGCTATTGACATAACGAATAGCAATTGCTACAGTTAATCCATCGCAGCAAAAGCAGCGACAACGGCATCGCCCGAAATTGATCTTTAAAAACTTAACCCGCGTAGCGACGACAGCACTTTCAAGGTGACTGGCGTTTAGCAGCGGAACCGAGCCAGCGGGTAGCTGGATGAGGCGGCACGGCCAAGAACAGCAACATGCCAAGTCAAGCCGCCCGCGTGGGGTTAACGGCTTGTGTGAGTAGTGCTGGAACCTGCAAAGGGATATGCCAGCCAGCCATTCGTAAAAGTGGCTATCAATGAGCGCAGTGACAGAGCGCTGATTGATAAACGACAGCAAATTTCCAACATTACCAGGAAGCTAAATGATTAAACAAACTTTTGAGCCATGCCAAAAGCCCAGCCAAAGTATTCGGCTATTGACTGAGGCTGAGAGGCTGGAAATAGATGCTGAGCTACACGCAGACAAGCTGGTAGACGGTTATGGCCAGCGCGACTTTAAATGTGCTATGAGGCTGCAAATAGCAGACCAGCGGCCAGTCTTGGACTCGGGAGTGTGGGCATGAGTGCCGCGCATACGCCGGGGCCTTGGCACTATGACTTCGAGACTATTTATTCAAGCCAGATGATTGCATCTAACGGAAATTTTATTTGTGATTTTGTTAATGAGCCAAATAAATCAGATGCTCGAATAATTGCCGCTGCTCCTGATTTGCTGGCCGCGCTGATTGAAATGGTTGCTGGTGACAAAGAAGCAATTGACGACGCTCAATTACTTGGCATTCCATTTCCCGATGAAATGCTGGCAACTTATGGCAAAGCATGTGCAGCCATTGCTAAAGCGACTGGCGGCGCAGCATGAACCCGCACATGCTCGAAGACCTATACATCAAGCTTGGCCAACCTCGCTGGTTTTGGCCGGCAGTGATTTTCTCGGTATTCATCATTACGCCGTTGGCCTGCTCTGCAATCGAGATGTGGCCGTGAGATTCATCAAAGATTTTCTGCAAATCTACCGGCTTTTTAGGAATTGCTATGGCCGCAAATACTCGCTTATCAGGGCTTGCGAGATCGTATTTTTTAAATAAACACTGGAGAGAAGCATGAGCAATGCATTGCAAACATTAACGACAAAACTGGCTACACAGTTTGACATGGGTGACGGTAGCGAGTTAGTCAACACACTCAAAGCAACGTGCTTCAAGGGCTCTACGCAAGTGAGCGATGCACAAATGACGGCGCTGCTGGTGGTGGCCAACCAGTACGGGCTAAATCCCTTCACTAAAGAAATTTTTGCTTTTCCAGACAAGGGTGGAATCGTTCCGGTTGTCGGTGTTGACGGCTGGGCGCGAATCATCAACTCACACGCGCAGTTCGACGGCATCGAGTTTGAGCAAAACGCAGAATCTTGCACTTGCATCATTTTTAGAAAAGACCGAAGTCATGCAACAAAAGTCACTGAGTACATGATCGAGTGCTGCCGGGATGTAGGACCTTGGAAGTCTCACCCTTACCGAATGCTCAGGCACAAAGCAATGATTCAGTGTGCCAGGCTGGCATTCGGCTTTGTCGGAATTTATGACCGCGACGAGGCTGAGCGCATTGTTGAAAACACATCACCTGTTGAGCGCCCGATTAATCCCGAGACCGGCGAGATAACGGCAAAGCCTGAAGCGTTAAAGCCTTACAGCGACGAGGATTTTCAAACACACCTGGCGAAGTGGCAATCGCTTATTGAGTCTGGCCGGAAAACAGCAAAACAAGTCATTGCAACAATTTCCACCAAATCCGTTTTATCACCTGAGCAGATCGCAATGATCGAGTCTGCTGAAAACATCATTGAGGCATAAATCATGATTGAACATAGCGATATTTTGCAGGGGACACCCGAATGGCTGGCCTACCGCAAGTCACATTTCAATGCCAGCGACGCGCCAGCCATGATGGGCTGCTCATCGTACAAAACCCGGTCTGAGCTACTGCTTGAAAAGTACACCGGACTAGCGCCAACAATCAACGCAGCTACTCAGCGCATATTTGATGATGGCCACCGTTTTGAGGCATTGGCTAGACCGCTCGCTGAAGCAATAATTGGAGAAGAACTTTATCCAGTAGTTGGATCGTTAGACAACTACAGCGCTAGCTTTGACGGCTTGACTATGTGCGAAGACATAGCGTTTGAGCACAAGACGCTTAGCAATACCTTGCGCTCAGAAATGTTTGATGGCTGCACCGGCGCTGATCTTCCGCTGATGTACCGCGTACAAATGGAGCAGCAGTGCCTTGTATCGGGCTGCGAAGCGGTCTTATTTATGGCTTCCAAATGGGACGGCGAAACGCTCATAGAAGAACGTAATTGCCGTTATGAGCCAGACTTGAAACTGAGAGCCGAAATCATTGCAGGTTGGGCACAGTTTGAGATTGATCTGGCGCTTTACATACCATCGACGGTAGAAGTTAAACCAGTCGCCACGCCAGTTACCGATCTACCGGCAGTGCTTGTGCAAGTGTCCGGGTCAATATCTATCGTCGACAACTTACCCTTGTTTGAGACTGCACTGCGTGATTTTCTCGACAACCGTTTGATTCGTAATCCTCAGAATGATCAAAATTTTGCCGACCTTGAATTGCAAATTAAGTCAATGAAAAAAGCAGAAACACTGCTTGAAGCTTTTGAAGAACACATGTTTTCTCAAGTTCCTACAGTTTTCCAGGCCAAGCGCACCAAAGACATGCTGCATAAGCTATTGCGCGATCACCGTCTTACATCAGAAAAGCTGCTAGTAGCTGAAAAAACCAATCTTCGCAATAAGATTTTGTTTGCTGCTCAAAAGGCTTTGGCGGCGCATATAGAGGGATGGAATGGTCGTCTTGGTAAGCCATACATGCCAGCAATATCGGCTAATTTTGTCGAAGCAATGAAGGGCAAGCGCTCAATTGCTAGTTTGCAAGATGCGGCAGATACCGAGTTAGCCCGCGCAAAGATTGACTCTAGCGCGAAGGCTGACATGATTCAGCGTAACTTATTAGTGCTGCACGAACTGGCTGCCGGACATGGCTTTTTGTTCTCTGATGCGGCGCAGATAGTCCTAAAAGCTAATGACGATTTCAGGTCGCTGGTAGAAAACAGAATTGCAGCGCATACGGCAGATGAGGCACAAAAAGAAGCTGCTCAGCGTGAGCAGATACGTGCCGAAGAATTGGCCAAGATCGAGCGCGAGACGGTAGCAATAGCGGCAGAGCTGGTAGCTAAAGCGGCAAGGCTAGAAGCTGAGCAAGCAGAGGCTTTGGTAGTCGCAGAGCTTGTGCCAGCGCCTTCGACAGTGGTCACGTTTGGCAACCTACTCACTACGCGTGAGCAGTTTAATAAAACGTATGGTGTGCCCTCAAAAGCAACTAGCTTGCCAACTTTAAAACTCGGTCAGATAAGCGAACGCATGGGCTTCACGTTAACCGCTGATTTTCTAAAGTTGCTTGGTTTTGAGCCGGCAGCTAGCGACCGCGCTAGCAAGCTTTATCACGAAGCTGACTTTGCACATATCTGCGCTGCTCTGGTCGATCACATTCAAACTGCGCAAGCAAAGCAAGCCGCGTAAGCCCAAACAGAAAGAACAAATGGCAAATGATTTAAACCAATGCACTTTTATAGGCCGACTAGGCCGTGACCCAGAAGCTCGCAGCTTCCCTTCAGGCGATCAAGTTTGTAATTTTTCAATCGCGGTCGGCGAGTCTTGGAAGGACAAGGCCACCGGCAAAAAGAAAGAGCGCACGGACTGGATCAACATTGTTGTGACTGGCGGTCTTGCTGGTGTGGTGACTCAGTATGTGAAAAAGGGCTCACAGGTAATGGTCAGCGGCAAGCTGCGTACTCGCGAGTACACCGACAAGGATGGCATTAAAAAGTACAGCACTGAAATCCGCGCAGACTCAATGCAAATGCTTGGTGCGCGGCAAGACGGCGGAAGTGATCGTGATACAGCACCAGCGGCGCAACGACCTGCCTCAGCGCCAGTGCCGCGCCAAACGGCTGCTGCTGGCTCAGGGTTTGAGAGCATGGACGACGATATCCCTTTTATCACCGCATCTATGGCCTACGACATGGTCACGAGTAAATTAAGAAGGATGAAAAAGTATGACTACCAAAAATCATGATATGCCAGCATTTCCCAGTCAATACGATCATGGCATGGGTCAGATCGAATCTTGGATTGGAATGAATCTGCGTGACTACTTTGCAGCAAAAGCTATACATGCAATTGCTGTGGGACTAGGTAGTGATTTTGGATACAACCAAAATACGTACTTTAAGTCCGCTAAAGAAGCTTATGAAATTGCAGATGCAATGCTTGAGGCTAGAGAGAAGTGAAACCAGCGCGCAAAAAATCAACGCATAAAAAGCGTACCGTGTACGAGCTTTTGCCTAAATATTTTCAACCCAAGGTGACGAAAAAATCCCAGACTGTTTGCCAAGTCATTCATTGGGATTTTGTTGACCAATTTGCGCGGGGAATTGCCACACCTCCCCATCTTTGGGGATGGGTAGAAGCCTGTTTGACCTACTCAGAAATGATGCGGCTGCTATCGGCAGAAGGCACTGAATTCACGCCGGAGGCCGGTGCCGCAATGGTTCTGCTGCTTGAGATTCAGCCGCAAATTATTGAGCGCTTTAAAACGACTGGATTAATCGAATTCACCGCAGACGAGTTAGCAGTCTGCAAGGCCGGCGCGCTGGTGATGGATGAAATGGTGCAGATCGACAAGTATGGAATTGCATGGGCTTCAAGGCAGTGGAGCAATGCACGGATGGAACACTTAAAAAAGGAAACAACATGAGCCGCTCAGGATACTCATTCGATCACGAAGACAGCACTGTAAATTTGTGGCTCGGCGCTGTAGCTTCAGCTATTAAAGGCAAGCGTGGCCAAGCATTTTTAATTGAGACGTTGGCAGCGCTTGATGCATTACCAAACAAGCGGCTCATAGCTGAATCATTCCAAGAATCTATCAGTGGTGATTTTTGTACGCTCGGTGTAGTCTGTAATTCGCGAGGTTTATATTTACAAGAAGACGTAAATATTGACACCCATTCGGTAGCAGAAACACTTGGAATCAGCCGCGCGCTGGGTGCGGAAGTGATGGATGAAAACGATCAAGGTGGCTATCGCCACGAAACACCCGAGCAGCGCTGGGCGCGGATGCGCGGCTGGGTTCAATCAAAAATAAGGGAAACAGAATGAGTTACAAAATTGATTCAACACGCTACAAAGTAACGTGCTTTGGCAACTCACGGCAGGGAGTCATTACTGGCCTGCCAGACAATTTGATCGGTCGCTGGGTCGCGCTCGTTGCTGCTGATGACGGCTGCCATTTGGCGGCGTTGTCGCAGCCAGCCATTGCGCAAACATGGGAACCTGAATTTGACGCAATGTGTGACCAACAAGAAACTTTAGTCATCGAGTTTTGTGACGAAATAGCAGGACGAAAAGGAAAACAAGGACGCTGCCCAGACGCTGTTCGGCTACTTGAGATGGCGCAAGCGCTGTATAGAGCGGAGCGAGATGATCTCTATCTAAAAACGCAAGAGGAGAAGTGCAATGTTCATAAGTAAGGCAAAACTTGGCAGCCTAGAGTGGCACCTAGACCATTGCAACAGAAGCATAGATATGCACTACAAGAATTTAGTGACACAAGATAAGCGAATATCAAAGCTTGAAAAATTGGCTGAATCCACCCTACAGCCAGCGCCACAAAAAGAGTGGGTTGGTCTGACAGAAGAAGATATTTACGCCATCGGTAAGCACCTCGGCCAAGCGTGTCGACTAGGCGGTAACCCAGACATTGATATTGACTATGCCCGAGCAATCGAAGACAAGATCAAGGAGCTAAACACATGACTAATGATCTGAATTACCACTGGGTCAAACTGGCCAAGCACTGTGATGCCACCGGCGACACGCCAAACTCTGTCCATGCCCGCCGCCGCAAGCATGTGTGGACTGATGGCGTACAGTGCAGAGTTGGACCAGACGGCAATCTCTATATTAATCCGCAGGAATACAACAAATGGGTAGTAAGCCAACCGCTATCGTATGCCCCCGCGGCATAAGCATCCGGGACTTTAAGCATGAGCGCCGGATACAGATTGCCTTCACTTTCCGGGGGGTAGAGTGCCGTGAACTATTGCCGCCCGGCGCCATCACTAAAAGCGCATTGGTTTATGCCGCTGGCCTGCGCGTTGAAATTCAGCGAAAAATAGCCGATGAGAAGTTTTCCTACGCTGAGTATTTCCCAGAAAGTCTCAAAGCCCACAAGTTCGATGGAGGTGTAAAGAAGATATTGCTAGGTACTCTGCTAGATACGCAGCTAGAGACTTATGAGCGACAAGCGGCCAGCGGCCAGCTGTCGCCCAGCACCTTGGCGGGATATTCCAAGGCAATCAACAGCGCCAGAATGAGCCAATGGCGCGATAAGACTATCCACGAAGCAACCCCAAGCGCTCTGCGCGAGTGGATAGGCGGCATGAAAGTAACTGCTAAG